ATCCTTCTCGTGAACTCTTCTTATTCAATCACAGCATTAGAAAATTTGAGAAGTATATTAAATGGCTGAATATAACACATTTGACGTTGGATTTGGTGCAATTGCTAAGGCGACACTCAGTCGTTATGGTGGCTATGTGAATCGTATTACTGAAAAAGTATCATTCGATATATCAAACTATATCACTGAATTATACTTTTCAGAGTCGATTAATGCACCAGTCATGATGGGTCAAATGAAGTTGTTAGATAGTTATGGTCTTATTGATAACTTCCCCATTCTTGGGGAAGAAATATTCAATCTTACTTATGTTGATTTTTTTGGCAAGGAAATATCTCAAGAGTTTTTAATTTATAGTATAAGTGATGCTGTACCTGGAGAACAACAAAAATTTATGTACTACACTTTGAAGTTTGTATCTGCACATCATTTTCTAGATGCGAGTAGAAAGGTTCAGAAGAGTTATGAAGACAAAACTATCAAAGAGATGATTCAATTAATATTCGATGAATATTTAGTTGATGATATAAGATTTCCAAAGACGACTAACGAAATTGAGATTGAAGATACTGCTGGGGAACAAACGATTGTTATACCTTCTTTGCATCCTATTGAAGCTATCACCTTTCTATCAAGAAGGGCATTCTCTGATGTTAATAAGAGTTCTAACTATTACTTCTATCAGACACGAGAAAAGTTTAAGATGAAAACTCATGAGCAAATGATAAAAGATGGTACAAAAAACGCAATCGAATATACTTATGATGCAGCATTGCTCGCAAATGATATTAAAGACAGGTCTGCTGGTATGCATAATTTACTAGGTTTAAAAATACCCAATAGATTGAATACCATAAGAGAGCTTGCTTCTGGCGCACAGTTAACTGATGTTATTGAAATAGATTTTTTAAACAAGCAGATGCTACATAATCCATACACTTACTCCGCTACGGATTATACTCATAATGAAAAACCTCCTATCACGCTTCCACACACTGAAAAATTTAGACAAGACTTCTTTGAATTAGTTGATGGGACAGCGCTGGCACGTCCATCAAAATCACATATGGTTTTTGTAGATTCTGATAGACCAAATCAAAGATATGTTGATATAATTGCGCCAAGGGTATCTAATCTCTACTATTACAACGAATTTACACTGGAGGTGGAAATTTACGGTAGAAATGATCTTTTTGCTGGAGATATTATCAAATTGAACATATATGAGTTCGCACAAATTGTTGATAATAAACAGCCAGAATTTAACAAAGGATTTTCTGGGCATTGGTTAGTTAATACTATTGATCATATTATTGATATTGATAAAGTATATAAATGTAAATTAAAATTATCAAAAGATTTGCCCAAAGGTGATCGTGAGGTTCAGAATAATGGCTGAAAAAGGTTTTAGAAATTTACTTTGGTTTATGGGCGTCGTAGAACAGCGAGACGAGCTGGATAGGCTTGGGCGTGTTCGTGTTCGTTGTTTTGGTATTCACCCGGACAGTAAAGAAGATGTCCCTACACATACTTTACCTTGGGCAATTCCTATTATTGGTAGTTATGATTTCAACTATAAGCCACCACTTGAAGGGTCGTGGGTGTTCGGATTTTTTCTTGATGGTGATGATGCTCAACATCCAATGCTTCTTGGTATTATGCCCGGTATGCCTACGACGTTTCCTGATTCTACTCAAGGATTCAATGCAAGTAAAGATAACAATCCTAAACCAGAGAATGCATACAGCCCAGATATATCTAGACTTGCAAGATCTGAAGAACTTAGCGAAACTCATGTAGTAACACAGCACATCACAAAAGAAGATATTGAACCTAAACCTCCATATAATGCTAGGTATCCTCATAACAAAGTACAGGAAACTGAGTGTGGCCACATTATGGAATTCGACGATACACCGGCATCTGAAAGAATTAACATTCGACATAGAAAAGGCACATTTCTTGAAATTGGACCAACTGGTACACAGACAAACAAGATTGTTGGCGATTCTGTAACAATAACTGAGAGAAACGGCAAAGTGCTAATAAAAGGTGCGTCTGATGTTACTATCAGAGGAGCATCTAATATCACTGTTGAATCTGATTGCAACTTGAATGTCGATGGTAATATGACAACAACTGTACACGGCGATTATAGATTAAATGTTGCTGGTGGTATTTACATGAACTCTGGTGATACTTTCTCACAAAAAAGTTCATCTATCACACAAGAAGCTTATCTCGATGGTTACAATCTCTATGCCGAGGAGAACGTTGTAACTCAATCAGGAAAAGGTAATATTCATACTACCGCAACAACGGGTTTCATTTCAGCGTATGCTAAAACGGACCTAAGATTCGAGAATGGAGCTAACACATATTTCAATACAACGGGTAAATATAATATCAAGTCTGCTAATAATATTGCTATTGAATCTGGCACCGATAGTAAAATTGATTTAAATACTAATGGTGCAGTTGAATTTGACCCAGGATATAGTGGATACGTTAGAGGTATTCTCACCAGTTATACTAAACCATCTGGTAAAAGATCTTCGTTAAGACCACAGAAAAAACTTAATCCTATCGCTAGAAAGTTTCCAGTAGTAACAAAATTTAAAACTCAAGAATATTCATCAATTATGGACGATGAATCAGTTGGCCATTCTAATGAAGATGAGAATTACTAATTATGTCTTTAACGTCAATCAAGATCAAGACTATCTCAGCATTTGAAATTGCTAATAAGATGGCCGCTGGAGAAACTCAATCCGCTGTAGCAGCACTCAACTCTATTATACCTTCTGCCGCTTTCCCTTTAGATCAAATGTTCTCTTTGAAAGAAAGCTTGCAAACTACTATAGAAGGTCTGTCGGTTAGTGATGCAATTGGGCTATCTTCACTAACAGCATCATTAGAAACAGCATCAAGTGCAGATATTTCTACAATTCTATTTCAATCAGGCGTCAATCCGGACACGTTTTCAGTAGAAAATTTTAATCTCGACCTTTCTTCGTTGACAGATTTTCAAAGTAGTGCAATGGGAATTGCAGCAAATTTAAAGGGTGGTTGTGACGCACTTTTAGAATTAGAAAGTTTGGCTACTGGTGCTGGCGATTTATTTGGCGATCTTGACCTTGATTTGGATCTTGATTTGGATCTTGATTTGGACGTTGGTAAAATAATTAAACCAATATCTGAGTATATGGAAGAATTGGCAAAGAGTGTAGAAGATGCTGCTGGAGCTGTTGCAGAGCAATTTGATCAGTTAGCAAGTGTAAAGTTTGACAGTATTGCAGGCCAAATAGGATCAGCTGCCGAAGCTGTGGTGGGAGCAATAGCAAATGATGTTGGATCCATAATAAGTGATGTTCAGTCATTAGCTGCATTTGATTCTGGATCAGTTGACATATCAGGGTTTCTCGAATCTTTAGACTTAGAAGCGAAAGCAATAACAGCGGCATTCGAAAGTTCTATTGAAAATATTCTTGGAAGTGTTCAGCCAGATTTATCTGCGCTTAAAGATTCCGTTAGTAATTGTTTTCAACATACTAAAAAGGTGAATGAAGCTACACTTAAAAATGTTGAGGCCTCAATTAAAGACTTGGGCGAAGGACTGCCAGAGGTTTCCGAAGGGGCTTTAATAGCTATACAAAATAAATTATTACAAACCACAGGTGAGGTAAAGGCTTTATTCACTGACGATAATAAAAACATAACAAAAGCATTAAGTGCAGCAATCACAAACTCTATGCATAGCAATAATCCAAATGCTTCTCCGAAGAAGATACTAGCAACAACTGCAAAAATTATTGCGTCAGGAGCAAGAACTCAAGATGAAAAATTAAATAAAGCAGTTGGTGAAATTAAAGCAATAGTGAAGGCAGTTCCAAGTTTCGTTTCGGGTGCTGACCGAAAAGCACTTATGGATGCCTCTGCCAGGGCCATACCTGATAGGACAGACAGAAACTCACAAGCACAAACCCATAATACTAAAAACAGCATCTATCCAGAAGAATATTTTGGTCTAAGCGACTTTGCTAAACATAATTCAGCTAAGATCACTTCCCTCCATCCTATTGTAAGAGATAGAGTTGCTAATGCGGTGAGGTCCTTTGTTTTAGAATATAAAGAAAAAGGAATTGATATAAAAATTATAAGCGCCACCAGAACCGTAGAGAAGCAGAAACAACTTCGAAAAACTAATTCACTGGCTGCAAAAAACTCTTGGCATAGTTATGGTGCTGCCATTGATATCAACGTATATAAACACAGTAAAAATAAACCCGTTTGGAATTATAATGCTGAGGGTAAGCGGACAACCCCCAATTCTGGTAACATTAAACAATATTATACCGGCATCGCAAGACTACATTTTGCAAAACATGATATGTTGAATAAACTTGATGGTACGTGGGGTAATAGTAAAACCATGGATCCAAATCACTTCATGCCTGTAGAATGTTGGGGGTTGAGTCCTGCAACCCCAACGTTGGGGTTGAAGGCTGGCGCAGGAGAGGACAACGGTTTAGCCAAACTGCTCACCCGTAAACCAATAAAACCACTTGATTTAAGTAGTAATACAGAAAAAAATAATAGCGAAAAAGCAAAACGCAAAGCAGAAAAATTTTACGGTAAATCACTGACAGATAAAGAATGGAATTTTTTAGTGCGTGCTACAGTAGCAGAGTCATCGTCTAATCCACAAGAGCAGGCTCAGATAGCTGGGGTTATCTTAAACAGAGCAAGAACGGGCGGATGGTACGGCGGTAATGTTGTCGCAGTTCTAGAAAAAGATTGGCAGTTTCAGGCAGTAACAGGAGTTGATGCCTTTCCGAAAATTAAGGGGTTCCAAGGCACTGGACCACATGACAATTTTACTACGCCATCAAGAAATACTATAAATAAAGCAATCGAAGCTATATCAAAAAATATACCGACTTCGGATAAAAAGTTTTTAAATTTTGCATCTAACAGTCTAAATGCTTATGGCGAAGGTACTAACCCGGGTTTTCGTGAGCAGGTGAGCAACTCGCCTAATTCTAAAGTTATTGGTGGAACAATATTCGGAACGGTCAAACCATAAAAATAATCTTAAAGAAGAAATACGCTGATTAAATATTATAAATAAAAAGAAAACTGGAGATTGCTTCATATGGCAACGCCATTAACACAAAGAGTTGTATACTCGGACTTCTTTACGGACTTGGATAGACATCCAATTCGTAGTACAGTCTTACGCAAAACAAATGTTGATGCTGTAAAACAGTCTCTTCGAAATCTTATGTTGACTGATAAAGGTGAGCGTCTATTTCAACCAAATCTTGGTGGCAATATTCGTGCTATGTTGTTTGAGAATATTACAGCACAGACATTCTTAACGATGCAAGAGCATATACGAGATGTTATCGAAGCACATGAACCAAGAGCAGATGTTATTGATGTAGTTATTGCTCAAACTTCGCAAGAGCATGAAGTTCAAATCAGCATCGTATTTCGTGTTGTCAACGTACAAGAACCCGTTACGTTAGAATTACTTTTAGAAAGAGTGAGATAAAATGGCAGGAACTATTATCTCGGAACTTGATTTTAATCGAATCAAGAGTCAGTTAAAAACATTTCTTCAGGGTCAAGCACAGTTTGCTGACTACGATTATGACGGGTCTAATATGTCCGTCCTTCTTGACGTGTTGGCGTACAATACATTTCAGAATAGCTTTTATACGAACATGGCTCTCGGCGAGATGTTTCTCGACTCAGCGCAACTAAGAGATTCTGTTATATCTCATGCAAAAGAGTTGAACTATCTACCAAGGTCATACAGGTCATCAAACGCAAGAGTCACGCTAACGTTTGATCCAAGTGATAGCCCAGCATTCATTACAGTACCAAAATATACGAAGTTCACAACAAACGTTGATGGCAAATCGTACACATTCAGCACAGACCAAGTGTATACTGTAACGCCAAATTCTGGTGTGTATTCTGTCAGCGATGTTACTCTCTACGAAGGCAGAATTGAAAAAGAATATTATGATGTTACATCAAGTACGAAATATATCATCTCGAACAATAGAGTAGATACAAATAGTGTCGTGGTAAACGTATATGCTTCTGCTGCTGCTAGCGCTGAAGTTAATGCATACGTTTTGAAGCCAAATCTCTTTGACGTTGGTTCAATAGATAAAGTTTTCTATCTACAGCCAGCAGAGCAGCAACGCTATGAACTAGAGTTTGGTAACAATGTGTTTGGTAGAGAACCTCTAATCGGTGAAGTTGTAGAAGTCGTCTATCGTATTGCAACAGGCGAAACGCCGAATGGTGCTACAACATTTTCGCCAAGCGCATCAATACAAGGATATACAGCAACAGTTGCAACAACATCAAACTCTACTGCTGGTGATAAAGAAGAAACCTTAGATTCGATCAAATTTTATGCTCCTAAATCTATTCAAATTCAAGATAGAGCAGTTACAGAATCTGATTATGAAAATCTTCTGAAAAACAAGTTTTCTGAAATACAAGCAGTATCAGTTCAAGGCGGCGAAGAACTAACTCCGCCACAATATGGTAAAGTTGTGGTTCACGTTGATATTCAAAATAGTGATGGAGTATCTGACAGTGCTAAAGAAAAGTATAGAAAGTTTCTAAAAGAGCGCACGCCACTTGCGATTGACCCGATAATTAGGTCTCCCAAATTTCTTTATGTTGCTCTTGATACGACTGTATACTACAACACGAAAACTTCAGATGCTACTAATTCTGAAATAGACTCGCTTGTTAGAAATGTGATTGCATCTTATAATGTAACTCATTTGAGTGATTTTAAAAAGAATGCTAGGCAATCTCGAATTGCTCGTGTCATTGATGATACAAATGCGTCTATCATATCAAATGACACAGAACTTAGAATGATTATTGATTTTGTTCCTATTATAAGTACTGCTTCAAGTATTACTGCTGACTTTGAAAACTCTTTGATCTTAGATCATCCTTTGACTGCTGGCGAAGATATAAATCGCCATAAACCAGCAATCAAAACATCTAGCTTTTTTTACGGAACTCAAACAGCATATATACAAGACAATGGCGCAGGCGTCTTAGAAGTTCTTACTAATACATTAGACGGTTTCAGTACATTGAATGGTAATGTTGGAAGCGTAGACTATACGACAGGGCGTGTAATTATTCGCAATTTAGATGTGAACTTTTTCTCTGGTAGTGCTATCAAAATTTATGCTAGACCGGAATCGCAAGATATTATTGGACCAGCAAGTAAAGTTATTTCAATCCGTGATGTTGATGTTAGTGTAACAGTAGAGGCTGCGACTCAATAATGCATGACCTATCAAAAACTATCTCAGAGTATATTGAACAGCAGTTTCCTGCTGTTTATCGGGAAGACGGACCAAATCTAGTTGCTTTCACGAAAGCATACTATGAGTTTATGGAAAGCACCTCAACGTCTCCGTTGACGCTCAGTCGCTCTATGTTTCAGAACAGAGACATTGATGAGACATTAGATAGTTTCTTAGTGCATTTTAAAGAGAAATATCTCGCACAGTTTCCGTATGCGAAAGCTGTAGATAAAAGATTTATCATCAAGCATATTATGGATTACTATCGTTCAAAGGGTACTCCAAAAGCAACAGAACTTTTGATTCGTATGTTGTTCAACGAAGAAGCTTCAGTATATTATCCTGCTGATGATATTCTTCGTGCTTCAGATAGTAA